ATTTTGATAGAAAATAGCTTATTTGCTCCTTCTAAATCAAAGCCCAACATTGACACTAAAAGTTGGCTACCTTGTTCAGGTGTAATTTCTCCAATTTTTACCTTGGTAACGATGTCAACTGCTGAACTAATTTGCACACCCGTGTAGCTTTGTTCAACGCTTGCTGCTTCTTCGCTAAACATTGGGTTATTTGGAGGTATAGTTACCCTTGTGTTGTAGCCACATTCACGAAGCACCAACTCAGCGGTAGAAATAATCAATTCTTGAAAGGGTTTTATCACTTCTGAGTAGAACAATTCTGCCGCGCTTTTCATCTCTTCCGTTGCTCCTAATTGCCCAGCAGTTTTAACACCAAATAAAGCGGGTGATGTTACTCTGTGTCCAATCATGATTTTATCTGTACACTCTCTCGAGATGAATTCGTATTGATTGTGAGCGTCTGAAAGGTCAAAAGGCTGCATATCGGGCGCAGTATCTCCACCGTCAGAAAAAGTCATAATAAACTTACCCGAATTGCTTGCACCCGTTAATTGTTTGGTGAAATCTCGTCGAATTTCTCCACGTTTTTCGGGGTCAGGTATTCCGTTCTTCCAATGGATAGCAAATGAGGGAGCCATACCATTGTTAATGTTGTTGTTATGGAAGATGCCTACTTGCTTATCTACTTCAATCCAATCAATAGCAGCACGATAGTCAGGACGTGGGTAGTAATTCGAGCCAATTGAAAAAGGCTTAACGCACAATAGCTGAATAGGCTCTACATCTTTAGTCTTTGGGTTAAAAGCTGGGACTTCTTGAACCCCTACTCTTTGGTAGTTCTCCCAATCAAGACAATGATAGTATTTATGCACGAAACCTTCTTCGTCCATGTGTCCGATTCTAATTCTATCGAAAGGAATGTGTTCTACCTTCTTAATTTCGGTTCGGTCTAGACTCCAAGTGATTTCAAGATAGAAACCGCCTTGCAGTTTTAGGTCGCCACAAGCGTTTCTCATCGTGTCGTTAAGGTTCAGCTTCTCAACTTTTAATTGTGCTTCTCCTTCGGCTTTAATTCCTTCCCCAAAAATCATATTTGCGATAGAAGAAACAAGCGCACCATGTACGGCACTTGAATTAAATAAAGAGATAAGGTACTGCGGGAAAAGATTATCTTGTCCGTAGTCGATCCAGCCTTTCTTGTTCTCCTTTTCCTCGGAGTTTCTAGCTTCGTATTTCGCTAATTGTAGTGCTTCTATCATTGGTAATAAATTATAGCATCAGGTATTGTCATGTCAGGCACATCGAAGTACTCATTCTGTGTAAGAACGTGAACCACTCCCCTTTCTACTTCTCCAACTGCATTAGCTGGGTCTAAGTTAGTAGTTGAGTTTTGCCCGTAAATAGTGTAATAAAATTGCCCCGTTTGCTCTAGTAAAATTGAAGAGTTCAAAGGGTCGTCTGCGTCCGTTGAGATGGTCGCTTTTGTATATCTATCGTTGTCCTCGTTTATATCGAGAATCAAAAACCAATCTTCCCCGCTTACCTCGTTTTCTATCTTCATTAAATAAGTATCGAAGTTAGGAAGGAATTTCTTTTTTTCTCTGAGTGTCATATACACTACATTTTCGGAAGTGGAGCGAAGTAGTTTTATCATAACAAAAAAGGGGAGGCTATTGCCTACCCCTTAAATTTAGTGAAAATAATTTTTAGTACGCTGGGCTAATGGTAACTGTTCCCGTCAAAGCAGAAACTACCGAAGCGTCTGAAAGATTTGGACCGAATGGACAAGGAGCAATTTCTTCCGCAGTAAAGACAAGGTTGTACCCGTTTAAGTCTCCACTTGCAGCACCCGTACCGATGTTTCCACCCGTTGCCTCTGCGCTTCTTTTCAATCCCATTACGTGCCAATTATCGTTATTATCTCTCACAATGATAGATAGACAATTTCTTAGCACGTTTGTTAATTCTGCCGTTACACTTGCTTCTTGTTTAGCCATGTTCACAGTAAGAACTTGCTCAAAAAAGATAGTGCCGTTTTCAACACTACTCTGTACGTTCTGAGCCAAAGACGCTGAGTTCTTTGTTACTGCCCATCTGTAAAAAGTGGTGTCGCTTGTTATATCTGAAATAGCGCCCGCACTAACCGCACCATAAGCAACGTCATCAAAAGCACAAAGGAGAATTTCCTTTACACCTCCAATGCCGTCCTTACAAGGCTTAGCACGACCACTAGCTAAATCACAACTCATATATTAAGATTTTAGAAAGGGGGCTTTTTACACCCCCTTAGAAGTTTATTACGATGCTCTACGAACCACAGCGATGTCTGCAAGTACACCTACTTGGCAACCACCCGTGAAACGCATGGCTACACGAACATTGTCCGAAGCGTCTGTCTGCGTCATGTCAACTACTACCGCTTGGTTAAAGTCGTTGGTAGTGTCAGTTCCAAAGAACAAGTTTTTCACTTGCGCTCCTAACAATGTGTCATTAGGGAATCCAGCTGGAACAACGATGTTGTACCCAAGGTAAGTAGTAGGGCGGTCTTGACCTACGAAAGGTGCAACACCTCCAGCAACACCAACCGATGCCATTGCTCTATGAAGCAAGAACAAAGACTTTCTACTCATGTAGATAACAGTCTCCGCATCTCCTTGGATTGCGTCAGGCATTCCCTCAACAAGTGTTTGAAGGTGTGTCAAGATACCCGTAGTAGCGTCTGCATCTGCGGTAAATGCTCCCGCTTCTGTGCTTTCAAAGCCCGGAGTGCCCGCAACAATTTTGTTAAGAATACCATCAAAGGCATCGTAAGTAGTACCCGTGTCTCCTCCGTCGGTGAAGTCGTAGTTACCTTGCCAAATGTTATTTTCAATCGCTGCTTGAACTGTGTTAGCCAAGTGAAGCAAAAGGAAGCTCTCGAAGTTTGGAGGTAATTGGTCATTGATAAAACCGTTACCCGTTTGCATTGCTTCCCAATCTCTACGAAAATCCTTTTTGCAAAGTTCTTCGTTTACCATTAGGTCAGTTACCTCAAGGATACGCTCGTTAAGGTCGAGTGAACCACTTGTAGGCGTGAAGTCGCAAGAAGCCGCCTTAACAGTACCACCGCTAAGAACTTTCATCACTGCCTTGTACTTCACTCCATCCTTAAGAGTAATAAGGTTATTGGCGATTGAATCCGCAGCCAAGATAGCGGGCGCAATATACGGTAGTGCTAATTCACCCGCATACGTGCTTGAATTGATGTCAAATGATTGTGCCATTTCTATTTTAATTTATTAAATAAAGCCGTTACACGGGCTTGGGGTTTCATATTTGCGAGTTCTTCACGGGTTACACTAGGCTTAGTTACTACTGCCTTTGGTAGTCCTTTAGTGCTAAACTCAAATTTTACTTTTTCAACTTCTTTCTGAGATGCTGAAAGCTCCTCTTTCAAGGCTTTGATTTCTTCATCTTTGGTAGAAATCTGCGCAGAGAATTCGCCTTTCAAAACGTTTACCGCTTCTTCAACGATTTGCATAGCTTGCTCACGGGTCAAGCCTTGTGGCTCTTCGCTTGCTTCTACTTCTTCTTCGGCTGCTACCAAGGAATCGAAAATACCATCCTCCAATAGGATTACTTTTGTACCATCTGCTAGGGTATACTCGCCCATCGGTACGGGGATTTTCTCCCCTTCGTCATTCAAGATGTAAACGTTAACGCCTTGCTCCCAGCTTTCAGAATCAGAATAGATAACAGTTCCATCCTCTAGGGTTGCTTCTGCTAACTTCACTTCTTCGGTGGTTAGGTTAAGGTTGTACTTCTTGAATAACTCGTTAATCTTTTCTTGAATCATAATTAAGTTATTTACTTATATAACTATTTCTTATGCTCTTTTATGAGTTCTTCTAAATCTGTTAATACATTAGAACTAAAGTTTTCTTTAATCTTCAGGAATGCTTCGATAGAAAAGCCTTTTACCTTTCCCGTTTTTACGAAGTTTTCCCAAATAGAATCATTGTCTACTTTTACCGCTACCATCCATGTTCCTTGTGGTAATTCCATTCCGAAGTTCATTGACTTATCATGTTCACCTTCGATAATCCAACTCTCTACCACACTTACACCGCTTATCTTTTCCTCATGTTCAAAAGTCCAATTCGCTTGGTTGCCTTTTTTAAGGAAGTTTTGCGCTGCTTCTCGTACTGTCTTTTTGCTCATTCGAACGTAGTACTCGCCTTTGTCGTCGGAGTGTCTGTAAATGAGTTTATCAGGTGTTAGGGCTGCACCTAATAAGATTCTTCGTTCTTCGTCTACTGCTTTAAACTCAACTTTCTCTTGCTTGGAAAGTGCGATAAAGTCTTCTTCGATTGCTGGGTTTTCTACGAGGGAGATAGCGTCTATTCCGTACTCTTCACCCTCTAAAATCAATTCATATATTTTCATGCTTGGTTATTTAAAATCTTTTTCTATCTTTGGACTGCTAAGATACATCTGTATTTCTCGATGGGATACTGAAAAAAAAGAAATTGCTCCCAAAACGTTGGGGGCTTTTTTTTTATAGTGCTGCTTGGTCTTCTATTAGTTGTTGTGATTGTTGACTATTGGTTACTTGGTTACTTATTACGTATGCTTGAATGCTCGTTTGGTTAGCGTCTTGGTTAAGAAAACCAAAGTCCACACTCGGAGCAGTCGGAGCAGAAGGAGAAGGAGCACCACCACCCGAAACACTTGGAGCAGAACCACCCCCGCCACCGCCAAACGATGTGCTTTTAATCTTTGCTATCTGAGCAATACCCGTTGCCGCTGCAATACCAGCCTTCACGAAGTTTGCCCCAGTTAATGCGTCTTGAGGTACTGCGAGTTGAGCCGTAATCGCTCTTGAAGTGTTTACTACTGCCTCTGCAATACCAAGTATCTTGTTTACTTGGAACGCTTTTTTTGCTTGGGCTTCTCCTTGACCGCCAAACGCTTCCGCTATTTCACCTATTGCACCAAATGCGCTTTGAGTTATTTCTATTCTTGCATCTTGTAGTGCTTTCTCTTGCGCTTTCTTTTGGTTATTTAGTTTCTCGTTCTCTGCTAGTTCTGCATCTCTATACTTTTGTTGAATAGCTGCAAGGGCTTGGTTTTGGGCTTCCTCTAGTTCCGCTGTATCTTGTCCAAACTTCATAGCAAGTTCAATGAGCTTGTTATACTTCTGCTCGCTTGCTAGTATTTCTTTTTCTTGTGCAGACAAAGTACCTTCAATGAGTGCTTGGTTTATCTCATCTTGCGCTTTCTGTAATTCTTCTTCTGCTTTTATACGCTCGGCAATTACTTTTTCTTCTGCTGCTTGCCTTTGTTTTTGAAGGCTTTGAAGTTCTGTAAAGATTCTTTTCTGTTGTCTTAAAGATGCTTCTTCAAGCTGGCTTACTTTCGCCTTTGCTTCGGCTTCGGCTCTAAGGTCATCCCTTGAACTTTCAGATAATGAGTTTCTTTGGGCGATTAAGTTAGCTTCTACCCTTGCATTTGCTAAACGTTCTTCAAGGTTCTTGTTTTCTAATTCTAAGGCTGCTCTTAACGCTTCCTCTCTTTCCTCAAAACTCTTTGTTTCGTCCTCTGCTAATAGACGTGCTTCGGCTATCTGCTTGCTTCTCTCGGCTTGCGTGGTTATTTGCTTAATTTGTAGGTCAAGAAGTCTTTGTTCTACTCGTTCAAGTTCTTCGGCTCGCTTCTTTACTTCAAGTAATTCATTAGCGAATTTCTGAAATTCATCGCCTTGGAGTTTGCCCGTTAAATCTTCTACGCCCGTTACCACTTGTGCTACTGCGTTCCCCGCTAATTCTGCTGCTCCCTTAAAGTCTCCTTGAAAGATTTTTACAACCGCTTCACCTAATCGAGGAACGAGTTTAATAATTCTCCTTTCCT